TTAAAATATTTCTTATTTGTATATTCTTTTTTTCAATAAATCCTGAATTTATTTCTATAACGTAGAACGAAGGATGGTTTACATAAACAAGAGTCAAATCTAGAGGAGTTGTTTTTTTTACAAATCCTACAACCCTGAAGTTTTTGTCTAGAAAGATTACGTCCAGACTTATGTATGTATTTTTCATCCAAAATTTGTGAATTTTAGTATCTGACATACAAAATAATGCACCAGTGTCTAAAGGAAGTTTTTTTACAAACATTAAACCATTTTGTATATCATCTTTCTTCTTAAAAATTTTGTTAATTTTAATAGAAATGGCGTTATTTATCATTTATATTAAACTATATATAAAAATATTGCAGAAATAAATTATCTAGTCTTCCTTTTTTGTCGCAAATGGTCCACTTAGCAACTGGCTTTGCCCGTTATCCGTTTTTCCCATAACAATATTCTCTCCTTCAAATAACTCACTTCGAATATCAGCAGCAGAAATTACATCATTTTCGCCAAGAACCTTCTCTGTTGTATTCATATTTGCCACACTAATAAGATTTCCGTTATCATCAATAGTTTGAGTTAAACTGCTACCCGTCTTTTCGGCGTGTTTTATGTTTTCTTCTATAGCCTTCTTCTTGGTTTCTTTAACACGTTGTTCAAACGAGTTCTTTGCGTTAGCTTCGTTTTTATTTTTTTCGCTCATAAGTTGATTCAATTCTTCTTCCATATATTCTACACGACCCGTTTTATATGCTTCCGGATCCCAAGGCATCCACATTCCAACAGGTCCGACATAGACATCGTGGCTTGGGTCAATCTCTCGCAGCATTTTGCATCGTAGCTCTGCCTCTTCTAAAGAAGAATATGTTCCGCGAATTTTTAACCCTCTTGTGCAGGTTTGAAAGCTATACTTTATTCCAAAATTTTTCTCCAGTTCCTCTTCATTATTATCTAAAAATGTTTTGTATTCATCTTCAAAATTTGAGCTAATAATTGTTTCGCGCTCTTCTTTTACAAACTCTTGAAAATCTTTAGTAACATCATCAAATGTTAGCTTGTACTTGTATGAAACAAAATTTAAAAACTGCAAAAACTTTTCCATAGACTTGTTAAAATCCCACTTCTTTAGGAACTCTTCGAAAAAAAACATCTCTTTTTGTTTCAATAACTTCTCGGGTGATACAAAACTTACACAAACAAATTTTTGTCCTGCAATTGGTTTATCCTCCTCCAATAAATCAACATATTTAGGGTTGGAATTTCCGTTAGAATCCATTTTTCTCTCAAAACTGAAATCTTTAGACATGGCCATTTTAATATGTTTAGTTATTTAATTTTAAGTTTTTTTATCGCAATATATATTTTTTTCTTAGTAATATTTATAATGTTTAAGATGTTCGACCTCGAAGAACTTGTTAAGAGAATCATTAAGTACCTTGTCGAGGGTTTAATGGTTGCTATCGCTGCTTACGCTATTCCTAAACGTTCATTGAATCTTGAAGAAATCGCTCTTATTGCGTTAACCGCTGCTGCAACTTTTAGCATTCTTGATACGTACGTTCCTTCTATGGGTGTTAGTGCTCGTTCTGGCGCTGGTTTCGGCATTGGAGCTAATTTGGTTAAGTTTCCCGGAGGATTTTAAATAAAACACTAACATAATATATTAAATATTTGTTTATAATATATTATATGGATAAAGGTTTGGGCAACGAAGACAACCACGAAGAAAATCACGAAGACGATGAAGAAGAGTTAGACAATGTTTCAGGTTTAAATAATTCTGGTTCAGATGAATTGGAGTTATCAATGATATCAAAGGATCCTGAAGATGATCACGAGTTTCTAGAAGTAATAGAGGAATTGGACCCACCCGAAGACACTATATCTTCGCAAAATAGAACAGACAACGAGTCATTTCAGACAACAGACCACTTTCCATCAAGCAGTCTAAGTATTTCCGACATGTCTTCAATGCATTTGGATAATTCAAATAATAGAGCAAGAGGTGGTTCATTTGGTGGTGGAAAGAGAACAAGAAAGACAAGGAACCATAAAAAGACAAAAAAAAATAGAAAAACAAAAAAGGTAAAAAAAAACAAAGTAACAAAAAAATCTAAAAAAATAAAAGGAGGAAGATCGAGAAAACTTCGCTTTAAAAAAAATTACGCGGTGGATTTCTAGGAGATAATTTGACAGACATGGATACGTATGGAGAGACAAATCCATATTCAATAGATAGATCTTCAGATCCGAGATTTTAGAGAAATAAATTTGTAATAAAATATAAACATAATGTTATACTATGGATTGTGACAAATTAAAAGATTTATTTGCTTCATGTTTGAGAGAAGATAAATACAAATATTACACGGGAGAATTCTCTGTTTCTCCCGAAATAGTATCCGCAAACAAATTACAAGTTTTGCAAGAAACACATTATAGGCATATTTGCAATTCTAAAGAAATTAAAAGTCTTAAAGATTATTGCAGCTACAAAGTTGAAAAAATCACAAAATAAATTTTTATATTGTTGGTATAAATTCCCAATCTAATTCTTCACATATTTTTTTCCAAATAGTATCTTGATCGATTCGTTTCTCTCTGTCTTTCAGCATTGGAAAATGTGCAAGATATTGACTTTCTCCAAGCAACTCACAAAGTTTATATGCTGTATAATAGTAATTCAAAAAGTTAACTCTATCGTCTGGGCAAAATTTAGAATATGGCGCTTGCAACTCCATAAAAAGATTAAACAAGGTTTCTTCCAGCTCTGGTGACATGATCGGTGGCTTAATTCCCAATTTATCTTTTATAAAAGGAATATGCTCGTAATATTTATTATATCCTAACTTTTTCAAAATCTCTTTTGTTTTATGATTTGTAATTTGAGATAAATCAATTCTCTCCTTTTTGATCTGCTGTTTTATATTTTCTATCACTTCCACCGGTATTTGGGTGGTTTCTTTTCCTTGAAATTGCGCGATAATTTCTTTAAAATGATTGATCCTCTTATACGCATAGAAACATATTTCTTTCGGTGGTTCTTTATAGGATGGTTTTTCATTTTCAATCAAGTAAGGAATATTTCTAGAACAAATATTACAAATTAAAATTCCTTCATCTTCTAATGGTATAAGTTCTCCTTTAAAACAATACTGACATACATCTGTTTGACTAATGAAAGCATTTATATCCAAAAATGTATCATCAATATTACTCAAATACTTCTGCACAATGTTATTTGTCTTACTATCCGCCTTGTTTGTTTCTTCATTTTTTATTTTGAAAAAGTCATCTACCGCTTTATTTTTATATGTTGAAACTGAACCTTTAGAGATATTTTTTTTATTTTCAAAATAGTCAAAAATAAATTTAGCATTATCAAGAAAATATTCCTTTTTTTTAGACTTGGTCATTTTTATTGTTTCATCAATTTCATTTATTCTATCCTGAATATCCATTTTTTGTTCAATTGTTATATCATAAGAACTTTCAAGCTTTTCTCTCAAATTAAATTTTTCCAGTTTAAGATTAGGTATAACATCTTCTTCATCTTTAGCGAATTCATTCAAAAACTCGCGATGTTTTCCATCTAATGTTGTTGAATTTTTTTTGCTAATTTTGATTTTTTTTGCAGATTTCGGTTTAAATGATGGCATCACGTGTTTTAAAATATCTAACAATCATTTATTTAATTTATAATTTTATTAATTGTTAATTTAGAGTTCTAGTGTCGCACTAGTTTAAAAATAAACGAACTTTTCTTTATTTTATTTAATGAATATAGAAATAAATTTAGAGGATAATACTTTGTCAATCGATAAAATTAAATTCAAAAAAATGATATTCATCTACAATGCTTTAGAAGAAGGATGGACAATTAAAAAAAATCAAGACTCATTTATATTTACTAAAAACCATGAAGGTAAGAAAGAAGTGTTCTTAGAATCTTATTTGGTCGGGTTTATGCAATCAAATTTTGATTTGAATAAATTGCTCAGTTAAGTTCAAATTAATTGTTTTAATTAATTTGAAACGCAAATTTTTTTTTCTTTAGCAATAGTATAAAATGGGAGGTGGTCTTATGCAACTCGTCGCTTACGGCGCTCAAGATGTTTATCTTACAGGCAATCCTCAAATTACTTTCTGGAAAGTGACTTACCGCAGATACACAAACTTTGCTATTGAATCTATCGAGCAAACTTTCAACGGCCAAGCTGATTTCGGTCGTCGTGTGCAATGTGTGATCTCCAGAAACGGAGATCTTGCTTACCGCACATACCTTCAAGTCACCCTTCCCGAGATCAACCAGCTCATGGGTGTTGGCGCCTACGTTGCCGGTCAAGGCAGCGGCGTCTACGCTCGTTGGTTAGATTTCCCCGGCGAGCAGATTATCGCTCAAGTTGAAGTTGAAATTGGTGGCCAGCGCATTGATCGCCAATATGGTGACTGGATGCACATCTGGAACCAGCTCACCATGACCTCCGAGCAACAGCGCGGCTACTTCAAGATGATTGGTAACACCACCCAGCTTACCTTCATCACCGACCCCTCTTTCTCTGACGTTGATGGTCCTTGCGACTCCCTTGCTCCCCGCCAGGTTTGCGCTCCCCGTAATGCTCTTCCTGAGACTACCCTTTACGTGCCTCTTCAATTCTGGTTCTGCACCAACCCTGGTCTTGCCCTTCCCCTTATTGCTCTCCAATACCACGAGGTCAAGATCAACCTCGACATTCGCCCCATCGACGAGTGCTTGTGGGCGGTCACCACCCTTTCCTGCAACTCTGGCCCTCCTATCAATGCGGCAAACCAATATGCCGCTGGCCGCCCTGTCCCCGCCACTATTGCGTACAATCAGTCCATCGTAGCTGCTTCCCTCTACGTCGACTACGTGTTCCTTGATACTGATGAGCGTCGTCGTATGGCACAGAACCCCCACGAGTACCTCATTACCCAACTCCAGTTCACTGGCGATGAGTCCGTTGGTTCTTCCAGTAACAAGATCAAGCTCAACTTCAACCACCCCGTAAAAGAGCTTATCTGGGTTGTCCAGCCCGATCAGAACGTAGACTACTGC